GCGCTGCGTTCGCCGTGCTTTCTGCCGCTTCGGCTTTTGTCTGTGCGGCTTCCGCGGTTGCCTTCGCTGTGTTCGCAGTCGTTGTAGCGGTTGTCGCTTTCAGGTTTGCTCTACTCGCCAATTCGTACGCATCAACTACTTCGCCCTTTGCTTCGGTTGCAATGGTCTTTGCTTCTGTGGCTGTTGTGCTGGCCGCCTCTGCTGTGGCTTTTGCTTCATTCGCTGTGCTCAGCGCTGTCGCAGCGTCCGCAGCCGCTGCATCTGCTGAACTTTGTGCCGCCTTGGCCGCATCACGAATCTGCTGGTCGCGAACAACCGATTGGTCAAACCCTGCCTCAATCTGTTCTGGGTCTATCAAACCAAATGACAAGTCTATGTTCTGTGTGAATGGCTGGCCTTGTGCAATAACCAACTGTTGGCCCGCTTCTGGTGCGACAGCCAACTGCACGCCCTCAGCAGAATATGTATAATCTGCGCCATAATTCAACGCATTTCCACCCAACAATACTGATAATGCCGGATACCCTGTTGTCATGTCGTTTAACGGCGTGAACGGGACAGGGTACACATGCGCCGCGTCCGCGACTGTGGCATACATAACTTTTGCAACGTCGGTATTTACCATTCATAACTCCTATGATATTTATATCATATCATTTTACTGTTTATCGTCAACTTTTTTCTTGGTCGGGCGGACTCGTTTTTCTGCAAAACGCTTTGTGCGACCAATCGCTCTACGCGCACCAATCGCTCTTTCTTCTGGCGTATCACCGAACAAAACGTCTCCAAATCCATCAATAGTATTTGCAAATCGGTCAACATATATTCCACCAAACATTGTGGCCGTGTTCAGTGCAACGTCCTCCCATTTGCCCTTGTTGATTGCCGTCGCGGTATCATTCATCATTGATGTAAACGGAGTGTTCATTCCTGCGTCCTGCATACCAAACAATTTCTTTACCGCTGGAGCCATCACATTAGCCAACGGCGAGAATCCTAATGCTTGACTAATAAGTTCGTTGTTCAGTGCGTTGTAGACTTCTTCGTCGTTCTCTTCATTGTCGTCCCACAGGTCGCCAATGCCAACCGACGCCGCTATAAACGCGATTGTTGACATAACTATTGGCAACACGGCTCGGCTCGCCTCACCAAACGTTTTTTCGCCAACTATAGCCTGTGCTATGCTGTGCCCCATAGTACTGAACTTTTGCACAGGGTCGCCTGTAAAAGACGCCAGCCCACCAACTATTGGCAGTGCCAACAATTTACGATGAAATGAAGATTTTATGGAACGCAATGTGCTGGACTGTGTGTGAACTATGTGGTCGTGCAATGCTCTATCAACCATATCAATGTCACCATTGTATTTGGTCATCAACTTGCTGGCATAGCCATACAGCCCAAACACGTTTCCGAATGCATCACCAAGCAACATAAAGGTCTGACCAGTGCGGTTGGCGGTTTTTGCAATCGCGGCCAACTGCGCCATCACCTTGGACGGCGTAGAGTCACCACTGTTTATCATGTTGGCCAAGTCCGTCAGCATACCAGGCGACACATTGGTTGCTTGCAGAAATTCATCAACTGTTATTCCTTTCAGACGATTACGAATGCTTGGGAACTGCATCATAAAATCCCATGCTTCTTTCGGGTTTGATAATGCGTTTGCTATCCCTTTCCAGTATGACGCTGAGCCATCTGGGTCGGCGTTGGCCTGCAAGAATATGCTGGTTGCGTTCTTTGCCCAAGATATTGGAGCCCAAACCAGCCGAGATATACGAGCGTTGGCAACTGCCTTGCCCAGTACACCCTTGTTGAATGAAACAATGTCTTGCGCTGGCGACCGCATCAACGTATCAATCGCCTCCAAGAATTTCATTGCCCCATCTTCGCCCAGAGCGTCTTGAATCATCGTGTTGATTTTGATGTTGCCTTCTTCTAGTCTTGCCGCTAACGCAACTTCGTCTCCGTGAAGTTCAGAGAAGCGTTCTGGGACGCCGGTCATCATAGACCGCAGCAGAGCCAGTTGTTTGTAATACCCAGACTTTGCCAGCGCGACGCGGTTCACATACATGTTGAATTTTTCGCGAGCGTCGCGGATTTGCAACTTACCTTTCGCGCCTGTATCACGGGAGTAATCAGAAAACACTCTGTTCTTTGATAATAACTGCCCGCGCGCGTCAGTGACTGGCCAATAGTTTTCCCAGTCGCGAAATCGCTTGCCAAGAATCTTTTGATATTCCTCGCGCAATTCGGCAATCTTGTCGCGCATCAAATGAGCATACTGTTTCATTTCAGGCGTCATAGCCGCAATTACTGCGTCCACACCTGCCTGCCCGTCCTGAAAAGCCAGCGCTCCACGCTCTTTAGCAAATGGTTGTTCGTCATTTAACATGACGTCCATCATTTCAAAGCCATTCAGCACGCGTACCTTACCGTCCGCTTCTGTAATTTTCACACGACCTCGGGCCATATCGTTATAGAACGCCTCCATTTGTATAGCATTCTTGCCCATCTCTTTCATAGCCTTGGTCTGAGTGGCTTCCTGTATGGCAAAGCGCTCGTTGTTCCACACGCGTTCTGCGTTCACAAGGTCAAACTGTTCTACGAGTTCTTTTCCGCCCAACCAATCCAGTGTTGACATAACGTTGCCTGCTGTCATTTTGCCCCAGAACTTAGCGAACTTCGGAAATCTTGTGCGCAGACCAGACTGTTTTTCAATCGCAGTTTCCGTGTCCTTTATCACTGTGTCAACATCGTTCTCTGCATACCATTCACCGAACGTCTGTTTCTTTACTTTAACCGTCTCGTTCTTCTGCGGTGTTGCTGGCATCAGTCCATACTGGTCAAGCGGGTCTTTGCTGGCAAACTGCGTTGCACCGTCCTCGGCATACGGCTCAACTTCTCGCGCCGCTATTTCGTCGTCCGTCAGAAATTCTTCGCGGTCAAAGAAAGACTCTTCGCGCTTTGGCGTTTCCTTGGTTGTGGCCTGCGACTTCTTTTCGCCCTCGGCCAACAGTCGTTCGCTTTCCTTGTTCGCGGACTCAATTCCTTCTGCAAACAAGCGGTCGGCCTTCTCAATAAAAGGCTCAACGTCGTCCAACGACATAATAGATTCAACTTTAGCAATGCCAATGTCGTCAAGATAGCCTTTCAAAACGCCAACGATTTTTGCCATATCGTCACCAGAAACGCCGACGCTCTCCGCTGTTGCCGATGGGGTGCCCAAAAACATACGAATCTTGTTCGCTAATTCTTTCTGGCCGTAATAGTCCATCACTTCGGCCCATCTATCACCGGTCGCCTTTATTTGTTCGGCCATAGCCTTCTGATATTCCGCTACGGCTCTGTCTGCCAACCCAGCGCTTTTGACGCCATTTATCATCATATTGGCAAACGAAACAAACTCGCGCGCCTTGCTTCCGTTCAGCCCTAAATATTTCTGCGCTGCTCTGCCAAGACGCTCTATTGCTTGCGCTCTCCATTCGCTGGCGTCGCTATATTGTGTGTATTTCGTGCCACCCTTTGGCTTGCCTTCCGCGCCTTCGGCAACGGCCTTTGCGTGTTCTGCAGAGAATACTTCCGAGACCGCTTCAATATAGTCAGCCATAAACTGTGCCGCTCCGGGCGCCCCCACCATCGCGTCTATCTTGTGGCTGAACTCGTGCAATATAGTTTTTACTCGCTCTGTCAAAGTGCTGTCTGGCTGAAAACCCCTGCGGACAAATACGTCGAAGTCGCTTTTGCCACCCTGTGGCGCACGCTTGATGACGGTTGTGTCGGTTTCTTTATTATACGAACCAAGATTTTTATCCGACAGTCCGATTCTTTCCATAGAGAAAAACCGACCAATGTCCGCGTCCGTCAGCATTTCGCCTTTGTTATACGCCTTTATCGCAGCCAAACCACGGAACAACGCTTGGTATAACGGAACGTCTGCATCCGCAAAACCACCATCCTTGACGTGTTGTGCGACAAGAGTGTCCAATTTGTCAAATGCCTCAGCGCTCAATTCGGCACCAGAATCTTTTAACTTGCGAACCTTTTCTAACAAAGCGTTTACTTGTTCGGGGGTTGCTTTGTCCATCGCACCTAACAGCGCCGCCTGCATACGGTCGGACACAAAATCAATATTGTTGTGGTCAAGCGCCAAGCCCGTCAACACGGCAATGTCTGTTTTCTTTAATATGCCGTCCTTTATAGCCGGCGCCAGTTCCTTCGCCATTTGATTATATACTTTTACACCGCCACCGTTTTTTACAAACTCAGCAATTTTTTCGGCTCGCTGCTGCTTCGTCAAGTTATGATACTCTGGTATAGAACTTGCAACAAATGACATGCCGGCCGTAAGGGCTTCCAATGCGCGGGCGTCTAACGACGCTTCCCAATCTTCTGGGGTCTGTAATGCCATCGCCAGCCAGTCTTCTACCGCGCCCTGCGCCATTTCTGTCCCCATTTCAAGTGGGGCTTTTCTGGCAACGCGCCACAATGTTTTGCCGAATCCGTTGTCGCGCAAAACCTCACCGACGGCCGCACGACGGGTGTTCCGCATAACACTACTCCCAATGAAAGCCAAACTATCAAGTGCGGTAATTGCAGCGCCACCAGCCAACGCACGTGTCTTCGCACCACTCGGACTAACACCTGCGTTCATAGCGTCATAATAAATTCTCGGAGACGACATTCCGAAATTCATCAATGACATTGATACCGCGCCAGGCAACGGAGCCAAATACAACATCCCTATAGACGCCAGCCCTGATGCTACTCCAGAGCCTATCTCGGCACCAAGAGATGGGTTTTCGTACGTTCCTACGCCATATACATCGTCTATTCTGCCATATGTTTCGTTCCACCAATCGTTTATCTTTTTTGCTTGTGGAGAAATCATACCGTCTGTCGCAGCAGTTTTGGACAAATAATCCCACATAGCACCAGCGTCATCTGGCGCAGGTTTAACGACTGGCTGTCTTGCCGTATATGAATCCTGAAGCCCCATTTCATACGGATAACTTGTCACAGCCCTGCCCATCGCAAGCCCTAGTTTTGATACGTTCGCCGGCACGCCTTTGATAAAAGCCATAACTCCGCTCTCTGTCGGGGCCTCCCTCATTCTATAATAGCCCATATAATCATATTCGGGCAACTTCCCTTCCGCACGCAACAACTGCCACCCAGCCTTGTCTGGCTGTGTGGTATTTAACTTCGCATACTTGCCCAATGACGGCAAATACAAATCAAATGGAGCAACTTCTTTGTATCTTTCCACTGGGTCTAAGAAGAACGGGTCTCCGCGCCCACCAGATATTGGACGGCGAGCGCCGGCAACACCGGCTAGGTTCGCCTGCCCGTCCGATTTATAGCCGGTTGTAAAGTCTATCAGACCACTATCGTCATCTGGTTTTATTTGCTCGACACGTGTAGGACTAAATGTCTTGATGTTGGTTGCTGGCAAAGTATCTTGCTGCGGGATATTCGTCGTCTGCGCGGTCTGTTCTACCACTGCGGGGCTACCCGACAAAACGTTCTGCATCTCTTCTTTCAAGTCGTTCATACTTTAATCCTTCTTCTTAGGTGTCCAAGTTCCGTCAATGTACATCTTGTCTCGCTCGCCATATCTCACAGGGCTCGGTGTGTCAAGCCAGCGCCCGATGTTTGACTTGCGATTAGACTGGCCGTACCCAGCCGTAAATGTTAAATCGCGCCAAGCCTGCTTCTGCTCCTCCGTGAGCCCTTCTCTGCCATGAAGCCCCAAAGCAGCATAGAATATATCGGCGTCGTCTTTTCTTGTGTCGTCGGTTGCACGGTCGTTCCACTTCCCTGAAACCTCTAATTCTGCCAGCGCAATATGCGCCGCTTTTGATATGGATTCAGTGGATAATTCGACCCCCTCGGGCAATCCAATGGCGTGGCCAAATTGCGCAATGTCTGGCCGGCTGCTAAGCAATGCCGCAATGTTCAACATGTATTCTGCTCTGGTGTTGTCGTTTATTTCCCGTGCATGTTGCCCGTTAAAAAAGACCTCCCTAGACTCCGCCGTAAGATTTTGCATTGTCTGCTGTGTCAGCCCTTTCGCTTCTTTTTCTAAAAACTTGCCTTGTATCAATTCCGCTATTCTATAATCTGACAATAATGCATCATTGTACAACGTCGACACAATCTTATACAAACCAGGCTGCGCCTTTGAAAACTCACCATTCTTATTTTTTCTCATCATTTTTATCAAGTCGGCAAGATTTCTCGTGTCCATATTCTTTGCCCGTGGTACCGCAATATTGAATGTTTCCACGTCTTTCGCATATTTATCCACTATGGATTGCTTCGGTTTTAAGACAAAATCCTGCAACGTGTTTGCTGCTGACCACGGCGAAGCCCGACCCACTTGCCAGAAATCTGATTCTGTCTGCGTCTCTATATCGCCATATGACCGCAACGACCGCGCTAAATTGTCATATGACTCGTTCACCAATGTTTGTTTCTTTGCGACATCTGCTGGGCCAAATATAGCCGTTGCGCGATGTTCACTCAGCGCACTGTCTAGTTTTACGACGTCTGACATGTGTGTCTGTGGGGTCTGCTGTTCCAACGGAACCGTTAAACGTTCAACTTGAGTACGGTAATCTACCTCAGCCTTCTGTTGTTCTGGGGAACGAACGCGGACCTTCTCTAAATCAGTTATGATGGTTCCCCACTGTTCAGGGGTTAGTTCTGAATAGTCGTAGGATTTGTCACCTATTTTTACGCGGCCCATTCTTGCACCAGACAGAACGTTTTGTTTCAGCAAGTCTAACTGGTCTGTGTCTCCCAGTTGGCTCCAATATTCAGCGGAGTTGATTATGTCGCCTCTAATTGCTTTATAGGTTTCGTCTTTGTCTGTACCGCTGTCCTTTAACTGCGCCGCTAATATTGAATCTATTTTCGCCTGTGCGGTGGCTTTTGCGTTAGCGCGTTCAGTTGCCGTCAGCGTTTCAAATTTATTGGGGTCTTTTAAGTCTTCTACAAGTTTCAAGTTGTCTTGCAACGTTCCAGACTGATACGCCGCTACTTGGAATCTGTCAATGTCAGAACGCAAATCAAATGTATACGCTTCATATTTGTCAGCGGTCATAAATTCGCCGCCCATCACGTGCAATGCAGCAACCGCGTCTTCCCAAGACATCTGCCCCAACGCAACTGCACTGGCCCACTGTGGCATCTCTTTCTTGATACGAATATCGGCGGACGCAATAGAGCGTCGTGCTTCAATCACAGTCAGGCCAGTCTCATAGTCGTCTAATTCGTTGGGGTTCTGCTGACGATAGCGGGCAATAGCGGACGCTGGCGCACCTTCAAACGCCACCTGATATCTGTCAAGCGCCTTGTTCTTCAGTGCAGAATAGTCGCCATTGATTGAATCGCCAATACGCAAATCCTGTTCGCCAGCAACCATTGCCGATTTCACTTTGCTTGCCAGTGCAACGTCGTCTTCGCGGGCGCGCTGAATTGCTGCGGCTTCTATGGTTTCTGCTACGGCGTTCAGTGCCGGGCTAATATAATCCTGACCAACAGCGAGGTTTGCTTTCGCTGTATCCGGAGCCGAAAACGCAATTTGGTTTGAGTGCAACTCTGCCATTATTTACCTCCCCAAGCCTTTAATGATAACCCAGTCAGAACGCTTCCAACCGTGCCGGCCGTTGTGCCAATCAATCCGCCAATCAGTGCGTTGGTACGGCCACGCTTGTGAATCTTCGCGTTATAACGCTGTATTGCCGCTGCGTTCTTTTTTTGTATCGCCTCGTTGGTGTATTTATAGGATATTGCTGCAAGGTCTTTTTCTAGATTCATAGCAGAACCGAATACCTGCGACTGTGCACTGGCCCCAACATTGCCTGCCGAGGACATCATTTCTTGCCCGGTCGCAATGTCTGCACGGCCACGAGCCAACTGCTGGTTTATTGCGGTTGACCGCTCTGCCAACGCCATCGCCGCATCGTTCTCTAACTGGGCCGCATTATATTCCGCTTCTTGTCTTGCAGTGTCTTCAGCACGCATATTGGCAAACGTCGATGTTAAACCACCAACAAAACTTGTGCCTGTCGATATGGTTGCAAAAGTCGTTACTGGGTCTGCCATTGTTAAAACCTCACATATATGTGATATATTATACCACTTTCTTCGTCTCGTTCAAGTTCTTCTGTGTCCGTAAAGTCCATAAACTTTAAGAACCGATTGAACACCTTGTTGTCTGCAACCGCTATCGCTACCACCGGATACACGCCACAGATGGATTCCAAATATTTCCGACCAAACTCTACCACTGCTCTCGTGTGCCGGCTAATGTCTCTACGGAACATTCCCGCCAGCACCCTGCATCGCACATACTTGCCCTCTTCGTCAGCCAAATCCATGTCCTGATATCCCATCAAAACTATTGGCTCTTCGTCGACTACCAGTTTGCCCTTCACTGCATCCTTAAACAATTCATAGTCCGGCTTGCCTGACTCGGTTGAATTGTCGGCCATCTTGTAAAAGTCCGCCAAATCCGCCGGCTCTATCTTATACGTACACATTGCTTATCATCAACAGGTTTAGTGGTTCTGGCGTGTCCGACCGCAGGTTCAATGCAACCCCGGTGGTGTTTGGATATTTGCCGTCGCCCTGATTCATGTTGTTCATGTACCCATTTGGCAATGGCAAACGAATGTCGCCTGTAATCAACTTGTGCGCCGTATCATACACCTGACCAGCAACAGTGTTCCAGTTGTTGTATTTGCTCCACACTTTGAAATCATGACTTGAACCATATTCAAACGCGCCAGTATCCTTCAAGCGAATTGTAAATCCGGTAACCTTCTGTTGCAATCCTTCCAATTTCTCGCCAGACATCGGTTGCCCGTGGAAAGTACACGACATTGGCAGACCAACCCACCAGTTGTTCCAGCCCTTGACGTTCTTCACAACTCCGTCTGCGCCAACATCTTGTTTCAGGAACTGTCCAGTCAGCCAGTCCTTTACCCACACGGTCTTGTTTGCGAACTCTGGGATTGTCACCTCTTTTACGGCGCCGTCCTCTGCTTTTTCAATGGTTCGCCTGCTCAGCATGTACTGTGGGTAATCCGACTCAGCACATTCTATTGTATATACATCACCTCGTTTTACAAAGAAATAGATAAACGCATCAGCGCCAGATTGCGTTGCTGCTGCATCCAACACATCACCATCAAGATTCAATCTCACAAACCCAACATGCTTCAATTCACGAACATAATTCAACGCCCGCAAATTCTTTTCTTCTGTTGTGAAATAAATGTTTCGGTCTTCGTTGTTCAACGGTTCCAAACGAGCCACGCCTTCATCTAACAAATGTGTGCTCGAGAATCCGATGTTTGTCGGGACATAATCGTCTATTGTATAATCATAAGAGATAGTGTTTAATTCGTTCTTCTTCGCACCAACAAACAGGTTCAATTCCTTGAACTTTGCCGGCCGAACAGGGGCACCCCCCAGTGTCGAAATCGCCATGGTATGAACACCTGTTGGTGTGAACGACACACGGTCTGCGCCTGTGATATTGTATTCGCCCATATAGGAACCACAATACAAATGTGTACCCGGCAACACCCAGTTTACATTATTGTCACTGTGCCCAGAAATCAACAAGTTTATAGCGTCTGTGTCAAGGTTTTGCCCATAGGTCTCTGTTGAGAAATTCAAATAATCATCTGTTTTAGACGCTTGAAAGTAACACCCGTATCCATCTGTTGGGCAAATATAACACAGGCGATTCTTGTAGAAGAATACCTGACTTGGGTTTTTACCGCGGTACCCCCACATAGACCACTGGTAATTGACCCATTCGTATGGCGACGACCCTGCAACATACGGCAAGAACCCGTCTCCGTCAACCGCCACCAACAGACGTTTAGAGTCTATAACGGAAACAACGGTCGCTGTTGCAGAACCAGAATGCATATACTGCCACGCAACATGCCCATCTTCCCGAACCCCAGAACGGTGCGTCGGTTTAACCTTCCCGCACGTTCCTGTGTTCATCGCCCGATAATAACTATTATCCGAATATCTAACCTCCCCGACAGTCGTTATTTCTTCACCCTCTGTCCATGAATAAACAGCCGCACTTGTCTGGTTTATATAAAATTTTATCTTTCGCCCAACAACGTTTGTGTCTTCAAATTCAGTTTGCGCTTGGTCAATAGTAGAAAACTCGCCTGTAGACCCATAACCATCATAATGATTTCTCATGTGCCAGACGGTTCCCGTCTGTTCGTACACAACCTCTTTGTCTTCAACCCCCTCGGAATTGCTTTCCCCCTGCCGAAAACGAATTGCGTATTGGTCGCCAACCTCGTGACCTGTCGGTTTTGCAGAAACAAATATGTCTCCATTTTGCCACGAAGAACCACTAAACACGGAATTTACCGCGCTCAATATCTGAGAGTTGTCTACAACTTTATATTGCACCACGTATATGCCCGCGACTGGAGTTCCGCCGCCACCCCCGCCGGGGCTGATGGGCGTCGTGGAAATGCGGGAGGAACTGGAAACAACGCTTGCCGTTCCTGCAGAAACACTGGTTGTCTCTGGAACGCCTGTGCTCTCTTTCTTCACAGTCCCGATAGAAATAGATTTTACTATTGACACCTCTTCGCCGCGCTTACGCAAGATGTCTATCACAGTATCGCCGTGCGTTACATTCTTCGCAACAAGGTTTGTGCCTGCTGATAATACGTCCGACGACACGCCAGACTCCGCGGTGATGTTTCTGGAAGATACGATGTTTTTTAATTTGTCGGGCAACGCCAAAAGCCCGCCAACCTGGTCGTACGCTTTAACTTCAATCAACCCCTTAGAGCCATCAAATTCTGTGGTAGTCAAGGTTTTGTTGTAATTTCCAGCCCAGCCCAACGGAAAGTACGGGACGTCCGTGAACTCGTGACGGCCAGCCTTAAACACATATTGTCCCTTGTCCGAGTCGATGCCAAAATACTGTACAAAAAACGGCCAACTGTCTGGGTGTGCAAAGAACATCGTATCATTGTTTTGAACCCAAGACAACTTTGAAGCGTCGTTTATGCTTGTTTGTATCCCTGTATCATAATATGAGTTTGCAGCAACAACAGATATAGTGCCATCATGAAACACTAATACAACTGGGTCTGGCAAACCGTGCCACGGCACCATTACAACCGCTGTTGGGTTCTGCAAAGTCGCCACATAACGAGTACCATAGAACTTCTTCAAGCCACCTTGTACCTCTGGAATCAGGTTTTCAATAAACCGCGCGCCAAACTTGTAATCGTCAAAGTCAACGCGACCAGCCAGCGCTGGTGTCAGTTCGCCGGCATTAAAACCTGTAGTCAAATTTGCTTTATATTCCGATGCCAATGTAAGAAACCCTCGCCTGTTGCGAGTCGCTGCGACCAGTCGGATTCGCTTCCATCTGGATTAAATCCAATTTGCGAGCGTCTCTCTTTTTGTCTTTGTATAAACTGTTCAGGAATTGAACATTCGCGTCCAAGCCTTGCACTTTCCCAGCAATTCTTTCCGCCAACGCAATCGCTACAATGTCACAGAACAACGAATGCCACTTGGCAATCGGAACATCGTTCGATACATACGGCAAAGCGCCAGCAATTTCACGACGAACATACAGATAATCAGACGTCAAAAAGTAATTGTGTCCCATCTGATACTGTGTCGTGCGATATGGATAAAACTCGTTGAAAAAATACAATGACAACCGCGAGAAGTCTTGCGGCAAATGATACGCTATGTAACCGGGAATGTTTGCTTCGGGATACGCGTCATAGTCCACCTTGGTTGGAACTACAAATTTACGCGCAAACACCCATTCGTACTTGTCTAATTCGGCGCGAACACATTGAGCCATGTGCCGCTTGCACAGAACCGCTAATGGATTCTGCTGGTCATCAATGTTGGCAATGCTCATCGCACCGCCACACCAGTCAATGGCCATATTTGCAATGTCGGTAATAGTCAATGTGTTCGCCATTTACGCCTCCGAATTATTAGTTCAAGGCTGCGTAATCGATAGCAACAACGCGCCATTCGTCCAGACGAGTGGATGCCAGCATCATCTTGGTGTTGACCTGATATGCATCGTCTTTGTCATGACGAATACCGATTGTTGTGTTGATATCTTCCCAGATACCAGTCATAACCGGTTTGCCACAAGCGATGACAGCCTTGTTTTCTACCGCCGCGCCTGTAAAGATGTCGTTGGACAGCATCACAAATGTGAAGCCCAAGAAATCTTTGTATTCGCCGGAGCCCAAAGGCTGCATACCAGATGTGTTCCAAGTAATATACTGTGTATCGTCCAGCAATTTACGCGCAAAAGCCGAGTTCATGTAGACAACCGGTTTTTCCATAGACAGGTCGACGTCCATGCTTTCCAGTTTTTCTTTTGCGTCCTTCAACAATTTAGCGATTGTGTCCGCTGCAGCTGCTGTGATTGTGTTGGCAGCAGGCAATGCAACTGTCGAGTATGGCGAAACGATGTTCGCTGGGGTCGCGCCAGCCGCTGCTACGTTGTTGATGGATGTGATTGCAGAACCCAAAGCCGCTTTCATCCAGAAAATATCTTTCTGACGATTGAACGCTTTGATTGTCGCATCACGATAAGACGATTTGATATCTACCAAACGCAACAGTTGCGATTCCAGATAGAACAAGTCAGTGTGTTCCACAATAGATGGGCGAGGCAGCCAACGTGTATCCGCTTGCTGTGTGTCAGCAACAGAGTCACGAATTGTCATGATGTCCGTAATTGTGCGAGTTGTTACTTTGTTGACATAGTCAACGACCTGAATGTCCATACCTACACAGCCCGTCTTAAATTCTGTAGAACGAGCGGTGCGAGAGTCGCCCTGCTGAACGACTGGTTTTACCAAGCCAGTATATTGCTGGGCCAATGTTGCCAACTGAAATTCAGTCATAGCCATTTTGTTATCCTTTTGTATTTGTATTAAACTGTATCGCTTAAAACACTTACGCAGGTTGTGTGGTTGAGTGCCACGCCAGCAATGTCTCTTTGTTCAACGCCCATGCTACTTTCTTCGGTTTCTCAGGCCTCGGGTTTCGCTCGGGTTGTGTTGTGGAAACGCGACTTTCACATTTCCTATGCTTTTATTATACTATTTTACGAATAAACTGCAAGAAAAATCCGTCATATTATTTGACGGATTTACCAGTTGCAGTCGTTTTCGGTTCTAGTTTCGGTTCTGGTTTCGGTTATGCTTGCGCTGGCGCGTCACGCTCCAACACACCACGGTGCTTCAAGCCCTTGGTGCGCCACAGTTCGGCAAAGAACTCAAACCCTTTCGCGTTGTCCACCGCGCTACGCTGCCAAATCGTGTCTACATATAACTTCACGTTGGTCATGAAGTTGTTGTAATCCATACGGCCATTCTTGTCAATGTAGGCTTCCTTCATAAATGTGTATCTATTCATTCGCGGCCTCCTCGCGTTCAATCTGCTTCTTTGCTTCTTCCAACACTTCACTCATGTCTACTGTGCCTAACGCATTACGACGAGAATCAATGTCTTTCTGCATGTTACGAACATCTGCAACAATCTCCAAGTGCTTTGCCATTACCCTTGCCAACTCTTCTTTGTCGCCGTTCACCGCGTACGCCGGCTGTTTTGTCTTGGTTGTGTAATAATACAAGTTGCCATTTTCCATGTTGATAAAACAACCAACGCAAATGTCTTTGAATATTTCCGGTTTCGGATTTTCTGTGTCAAACACATATACAATGTCGCCAATCTGATACATTATTTAACTCCCAATTTTGATTCAATCACAATCTTGTTTAAGCGATTCAATTCAGCAATCATCTTGCTGTCGCCTGCAGAAATCTTCTTCGCTGTTTCTGGGTCTGCATACATCTCTTTCAGTTTGTACGCCGCAATTTCTGCCGTTTCATTGCCCGAACTAGACGCATAATTCACAACGTTCTTGGAACCATCGCCCGCACGCGCCTTGCCCAAGGCATAGAACAACTTGGTTGCACGGTCAACGCCAATGTAGTCGCCCAATTTGTCCAGCACGTCCGCGTCTAAACCCAGTTCTTTCTGGTAATCTGCAACCGCCTGCTTAGCGACTTCAATGTTCAGGTCATAATCCTTGCCCCAGTCCTTCTGCAAACCAGCAATTTGTTCCTGTGCCTGCTTTTCCAACTCTTCTTCGCGAGCCTGCTGAGATGTCGCGCCTTGTTCTTTCGAGTACGCATCCACCCAATCAGACAAACCTTTCGCCTGCTTGGCTGTCAGCCCCATCTTGTACATCTGTTCCGCTGCCGCCTTGGCAAAATCGGTGTCTGGTAAGCCGTATTCCGCAGCCGTCTTAGGACGTCCCAATGCGTCATACACCGCGCTGTAGTCCGCTTCTTCGCCTTCTTTCACTTTCGGTATGCGAATCAGTTCGTTCTTGTCAACGCCAGTAAAACTTTCCAAATTCTTATAGGATTTCAGCAGGTCTTCTGCTGTTTTGAAGTTGTGCGCCTGAATCAAGCCCTTGCCTTCATCGGTCAAATTCAATGAATCATACCACGTTTCGGCCGCACCTTGATTGTCTCCACCCTGTGATTGAATGTTCTGTGTTTCTTCTGCCATCATTCGTTCCTTTATTGTGTTATTTTGCCCATCAACTCCGATGCCATAGGGGCAAAGGGTTTCGGTTTTCTTTCTAAACGCTCAGTCATCGCCGCTTCCAGTATCTCTTCTACCGTAAGCCTGCGACCAATCTGAACCATTATGCTGTTGGTATTCTCGCCTGCGCGAGAACCAATCAGCGGATTCTTTGGAGCGATTTCGTCAAACCATTGACTCGCTTCCTTCACTGGCATCATCTTTAACCAGTCCTTCATTATCTGACTTTTTGGACTCATACTTATCACCACTCAATCTGTCATAAAACGCTTTGGCACGAGACGCTGCTTGTGATATATTACCAAACAAATTCGCCTGCGCCGCATTCATATTATTAGCGTTCTCGTCAATGAAGTCAATCATTTCTTTGAATAAGCCAGCCACAATTCGAAACGCACTTTCGCGACTTTCAATTTGCGGTAAAGCCAACGAGTACTCTTCCGGATATGTGTCAATATCCACTTCATCAACTGCTGTGCCTTGTGGCATAGCGACGCATTCTTGTATTTCGTCAATAAACGCATTGCAGTTAAAGCCATCTTCGTTCCCTTCGCTAAAGCGGTCTGACATTAAATGAACCGCATATGATTCAAATGTGTAGTGCAGATTCTTCTGCGCAGCACGCAGACCACGCAATCTCTGGCACACGTCCAATATTTTGTCCTGTTCCATGTTCTATCCTTTTATTGAGCCCCGCTTGCCATGTTTGTAGCCTCCGCGACGTCTTTGATCCCGCTGCCTATTCCCCCAGCGTTCTGCGCCAGCATTGCAAGGTCTTGCTGCTGCGCCTTCTCGGCGGATATCGTTTTCTTCTCTTCCGGTGTGTTCAAAACACTCGCCGGTATGTTGAAGATTTCTGTCAAAACCATCTTCGCACGGTCAATATTGATTTCCGTGTCTAAGCCCATCAAGGCCCCCAGGTACTGTGCCAATGTCATAATGCCATTTGCAGAGTCAATGCGCTGGCCTTTCAACATCGGGTTGTCCAATGTGATGTCAAAGTCAGTAGCAATGCCTAATGATTTTATCTCTTCTGGGAACTGCGGCAACTGATGCATGTCGCCATAGTATTGCAACTCCAGTTCAATCATCGGTATCAGCAATTCGCGCGCTATACGGTCGCCGGTTGGTGCTACCATTTGCGCCTTTTCGTTCGCTTTCAACATCGAGTCAGTCGCAGAACGCGATTGCGTCTCGTTCAGTGTCATAAAGAAGTTCACGAACAATGCTGTCTTGATACGTTCCTGATAACTCTTCTGGACATAATCTGCCGATGGCATGTCTGGGTATTGCAAACGCTGCACCATTGGTTTGCCTTCGTCGCTAACGCCGCCTTCAATGATGTTGCCGTTACCTGCAAAGTTGGCCGGATTCACTACATCTTCGCCGGTCAGGAAATCCAGACGAGTTGCGTTGTCACCCAACTTCAAAATGTTATAACTCAACGAGTTCAATGCCTTCATCGACGGCATTACTTCCATCGCAGGGGAGAACCCATACGGGTCGTCACTGGATGGGAATACATTGGAACGAGAACAAATGTACCGGCACTTCTTGGTAACTTTCTTTTCCAGTATCTTGCGGTTGGTGTTATCAATCCAGACATTATCATAACTGCCGGATGTGGTCAGCGATGGTTCTACGACACACAACAGTTCCATTGTTTCGTCCAACCAGCGAGGATTATCTGCGCCAGCGTATTTGTCAGGAGTATAACCCGGGAACAATGTGCGCAGGTTGCGATATGTCATCTGCACTTTGCGATAGAATGTATTGATAAAACCATTTGCGTCTTTGTCAATGCAGAATTCTTTGATGGGCAATGCTTTGTAGAACACCGAGCGGGAGCGCAGGTCTTGTGTCAATTCCATAATGCAGTGGCCATAGACTGCCATAGAGATGTAGCACTCGCTCATTGCACCAACAAAGCCAGAGCGGGCAGAATAGCGTTTGGCGTGCAGGAATTCAGATGTCTGGTCTAATATGTAGCCATACTTCTGCTGTAATTCCGGCGCGAAGAACGTAAAGTTATGCCAGCGATATGCCATTGGGGTCAGCAATGAATGCATCATGGCCGCGTGCGTCGGCAACAATAATTGAAACGTGTCATCGGTCTTGGGAATCAACTGCGACAGGTCACCGTTGGGGCGCGTGGTGCGGAAATACGCATTGCGCGGGTCGGCCAGAATAGCCAGTTCCGACCATACATTCAGGTAATTGGACCGCTTTAATTCCAACCGCTGGTTTCTATCTTGATAATAAGAAATCAGGCAGGCGTCTTCTGTTGGCAAAATTGGTTGTGTTTCTTTCTTAGCCATTTTTGAAATCCTTTATCGAACTAAACCAGAAGGCCCACGCAATGTGGTTGGCACCGCTGTTTGCGGCCGTCTATAAGATTCGCCCGCCATAATTTTGTTCAACACACTATCGGGTTGCCCACCGCCCACGACGTTAGACAGGTTCAAGCGACGATTGATGTTTGCCGCATTGGTCAGACTGCCGCCCAAAAAGGTGGATAATAAACCCTTGCGCTTGCGCTCGGTTTCAAATGCCTGCGTGGTCGGGGACAAGGATAATGCCGCCGCCTGTGGTTTTTCGGTCGCTATTGGGGTTGGGGCCTTAGGGGCCTTGGTCGAGAATGCATTGCTCATACAGAACCTCTTATATGTATAATATGCTTTTATTATATATACAAATGACAAATATTGCAAGGGAAACTAAAAGAAGGTTGGGCCGGACAGTCCCACCATCAGGTTGGATTGATTGTTTGGGTTGTTTTGCGCTGCGCGGGATTGGTTCATCTGCTGATACCATGTCTTGCGGCGCTCTTCTTTAATTCCTTTCTTGCGGACATATTGCCCGGCGTAGCAAACGGCGGACATAATGTCTTGGTCAAGTTTGTGCTTAGCCTGCCAAGTGGTAAATTTTCCGAGTTCTCGCAGGGCGTCCACACAGTTATTGTAATCAAAGGACACCGAGTTCAGCAACCAGCGAGCGTGTTCTTCTTGTTCTATTCGGAGCAGGCGTTTAAGGACTATGACTCGGAAGCCAGCATTAGCCATGAAGTCCACGGTGGACATACCGGTATCTCGGTTGCGTTGTTTTGCGTCAAAGGGGAGCACCACGGTATCTACGCCTGCGGCTTTAAGCGCGGCAATCCAATCCTGCATAGTTTTGGTGTTGGTGTAATTTATCCCAGAGATGTTGTTGTCTTGAGTTACGAATACAGCGGTGGTGTAGTCTCTGCCTCCGCCGGAGGCAAGGTCGAATACGGCGGTTTGTCTTGCGGTAGCGGGGACTTGGAGCAACCTCGGGGGTTGTGCTTCAAACAGGGATTGCATTTCATTGTAAAGCAGTGCATTCATATTGGGTCTACCTTCATCTATAAACGAGAAGTCGCATTCCATTTCGCAGAGCCATGATTGCACCGCCTGCTGGTAGGACGAGCCATTAGCCATTGCTTGCTTGATGTAGTCCTCTTTGGCTTTGATGGGGTCCATATTATAATACTTCTGCAGAACGCCAGACTCGTTGCAACCAAGTTTCATGACGAGATCATAACCGGAACCCGGTTTAAGCGCTTCTTTATACCCGCGATACAACTTGTAGTCGTCGTCAGCACGTGCTGTTCCACAAACTGCGAGCCAACCATGGCGGTCCAGCAAGCAGAAGTGCAGGATGTCATTCAGGACGTAATCTTCTATATTGGAGCGTTCGTCGACGACGGCCCCGTCTAGGTATCTTCCGCGGAATTTTTCAGCGGAGCGTGCGCCACCGAACCAGATGACTGCGCCATTGAGCAAGATGAGTGCTTTATCTTGGGAGCGCCATTCTTTGATATATGCTTGTGCTTGTCCTTGGCACATACCAAGGATATTTGCTTCGGTTTGTTCTGCGAGCGGGGACAGGAACAAATATTGTGGGTTAGGCTTTTCGCAGTTGTATGCTCGTTTGATTGTTTCAGCAACCAGCGCATAGGTCTTGCCACAACGCCTTTGCGCCACGATATATGCTCTAGACCAGTTGGTTGTATGTATTCTATCCCAACAGTCTCTGGAGGTGTAGCAAAATGGCTCGGGGAATATAACCATGCTGATACTGTATCCGAAATCGCCTGCTGCGTCAAGCAATATATGTATTCGGATGCGCGTACATGCGTGCGCGGACGCGTGGGTGCGCGTATACGCACGCGCGTACGCGTACGGACGGTGGGCCGGCCGGAGCATAACAAAATGTTGACAAATCTATAACACTTTTATAACACTTATAACACTTCTATAACACTTCTATAACACTTCTATAACACATGTGTTATGGGCAAAAACGGCCGTCAAGTCGTAGCAAATGGTGAAAACAGCCGAAATTGGCCGCATTTGCATCTGATAGCCGGTGTTATAACCAGGGGTGATTGCTGTTATATATCACACTTTTTACTGTTATACACCTATCAAGTAAAAAATACAGTGCTTGACACTATGGTTTTTTGATATGTCAAGAACAAATTTGGAGACAAATGCTTTTTTTTACGTGCTTGACTGCCGGTTTTGAGGGGAAATAACACGCACCTAACGGGGTCTTGTCTGGGGGGGGCGCCCCCCCGATTTATGTGTTTTTGTTGTTTTTATAACACTTTAGACACCCCGTACGTTGCGTAAGCCAAAAAATGTCTTTCTCTATAAAAATACAGCCAAAAAAGTGTTATAACTGTTATAACTATTTTTTGTCAACTTTTCCAACTCAATAAAAAAAACAATACTGAGCATTCATTTATTGTTTTGCGATTACAAATAAATTATTATTTGACAAGCGATTTTTATTGTGTTATAATAAAAACAATCGCAAGGATTCTTGCGATTTATAACAAAAGGACTAAAAAAATGAAAGAAAGCATAATAAACAGCATACACTATTCGCTTCGCAAATTAGAATCCATTGTATGCGATTTGGAAGTTATTATAGATAAACTGAATACCGATGATGATATGCAATATCAACTTGGATCTACAATCTTCAAACTGACTTGTGAGATCTATAGCAATCGCAATAAAATCAAAAAAATACTTGACAATAAAAAATAAACTGATAAACTATTTGCGAATCAAGGGAAAGTCCCTTGATTTGCAAAAAAACAACTAACAAAAAGGACTAAAAATGAAAAACAATGAAAAAATCGTATTTACATTCGACGGAATCGGGTACAGCGCGTGCCCCGACACGGCGGGCGCGTTATTGGACCAATACATAAAAATCAAACCTGACAATGACAGCCGCCCCGGCTTGTACATCAATCGCACCGTGGGCGCATACGCAATCATTGACAAAGATACTCTGTATCTGAATCAATACGTCGTTGACAACCCCGATTTGAAGGCAAACGGGGAAGCAACAGGCATCAAGTTAGTCGCAATCTTGAATTTGCTAGTAGATTTGGCAAGCAACAAGGGTTGGACTATTGAATCAAGCACAGAGATTGGCAACGTGACTCCTAATGAAAAAGCCGTTTACAATACCCGTAAGGGCGGTTTCTCAGGCGCGTCTTTATTGGCATAAAAACAAAAACTTGAAAGCAACCGCCCCGATTCGGGGCGGTTTTTTGTACCCCCGCCCCCCCGCCTTATAAATTTTGCTTGACAACCGCCCCGCCCTGTGATATGATTTTGGCATCAAAAGAAAAGGGTATACAATGATTGATTTGTCAGACATTGCAAAACGGGCGCAAGAACGCGCTCAGGTGCAAGATATACGGAAACAAGAACGTAAATACAAACAGCCAACAAGCGGTTATGTTATAATCGGCAAGCCGTTCTCAGGTTCAACGCGGTTATATGACAACAACGAATCATTGTCCGATATAATAAAACAAGGGCGCAAGGCAGATGAATACAGAAAGCCGATACAACGTGCGCCGAGGGAAAGTTTCGTTATGAAATACTTATTCGGTTAGTTTTATGAGCGGGTCGTCTAGTCTAGGACACGTGCCTTTCCCGCACGATACACAAGTTGAACGCTTGTCCCGCTTGCCACTTTTCGTATTGTATAAGTCGCTTTTTGGGCGGCTTTTATAATACAAAACAAAAGGCGAAATGATGAAACGAAAAATAAACGACAGTGACTTGAAATTGTTCGCGACGCTGATGGCAGAGATATGCATCGTCGCTCTTTGCGTAGCAATAACAACGTTTTTATTCATGGGTCTCATCTGCGCGTTTTGTGTAATTACAGGAGCATTATAATGAGTGATAAAGTATTATATACAACGTATGCAGATATGGCGTCCATTGTAATAAATGGCGTGCATATCAGTACAGGTTCAGATGGAATGTTTTACGTGGTATTCGTGGACAAGAAACCAGAAGACGTTGAAGAGACCGCTTGGTTCGATTTCAGAACAAAACAAACGCTGACAATATGGGAATCTGATTGCGACCCTAACAAATACGAAATGTTTTCATCAGAAGATTTTGATAACGCAAAAAGCGTTGGAATTGGTTTTGACAACGAAACCAACGAGTTGGTTATCTGGAAAGTATTTTAAGGAGTAACGAATGAATAACAAAAAACAGTCGGCAATAAAAAACGCCATAACCACGGTTGCGCTTGTGTTTACCGCAACGGTATTTATGTCAATGGTGGCAACTATAACTATGGTCATAACGTCTATTGTAATAAATGCAATTATAGGGGCATAACGATGCAGGCAATATGGATTGTGTGGGAATACGCCGATGGTATTAGACCAGAATCATCTGTCTATGACGTATTCACAGACGAAAAAGAAGCAAACAAGTGCGCAGCGACAATGAACTCAAACAGTAACGGGTATTACTACGAGGTTGAAAAGTTCTACGCACATAGCAAATTTGTGCCAAATAACGACGAATAAAGAGGGAACGCTTTAACAGACCATATAAACAACCAGCGCACGTAAACGCCGGACATCGCAGATGGGTAGCGCAACGTGCAGTAATTGGACAGCGAATCGCAAAACCAATTATGAACGACCAGACTTCGCTTTGCAATATGCAAGAGTGCGGTGACGACTATTGAACCGGTTATGAACGGGTGTAGTTGAATAGACGATGAAGTGAGCAAACGACTGGACTGGTGTCTCTTTCGGGATTAGACGTGTGTACCTACTGCGCAGAGATGGGACACGGATTCGTTGTCATTATGGTCTATTAAAACGTTTGAAAAAGAAAAAGAGAACGGAAGATGAAAGAAAAACGACTTATACAAATATTAGGCGAGCCAACGCCGGACAACGAACACTGGGCGCGCGCGCTGACTGATAGAGACGTGAAAACACTCAACCGTGATATAAAAATATATCAGTTGATGTTGAAACGCAAAAGCCCGCACCTGAATATATACGGGTTGCATGTTCATTTGGCGAACGATCATGTCGTCGGACCTTTTGCAGACAACAAGGACTATACCAACTACGCAAAGGACGAAATACTCCCGTATCTTACCGGTATAATAGAAACGTGCAAATCGATTTTGAAAATCGGTTGGTTGCCGTCTATGTGCAGATATAGGGGTTCAGGCGTAATATTCAACGCAAACTTGTTCGAAATTAAACACGTAACGATGTTCATATCATTCAACCACAAAGACGTGCGCGACCGGTTGCCAGAATTTCACGGCGCGTCCGGGATATTTGGCGCGGTCAATAAATTTAATTGCAACTATTGTATCTCGTGCGAACAATACAAGGGCGTGACCGAGGACTTGGCACACATTCATCAATACATTGACGAAGCGTTTAAGCAACACAACGTCGCGGGTCGCAAGATAAAAGACATTGAAAAATACCAACGCAGATATTGGTTCAAATACGACAAAAACGTTATGAACAGGTATTTGCTGTACAATGCAGAGTTTATAGATGGGGATTTGCGTACAATACTTCTGCCAAAAAAACTAGACTCGCCCGTTCTCGGCGAAATAGTTCGTGCTATGTTAGTTCGCGGCGATGCAAAAAATATTACTGGGAACGTAGAAAACATCTTCGGAAAAATACCCGATACGCTTTATGGTGACGTGTCTGGGCTATCAGGAGACATATCGTACGTTTCAGGAGATGCAACCGGCATTGAGTTAAATATAGATTTATACAGAAGACGAAGACTAATAAGGTACAATGTCATAATAAATCTAGACGAGATAAACACAGGCAACGTGCCTGCGCTCAGCAACCGGTACAAAACGTTATCTTATAAAGACAACACGATTCTAATGAAAGCGTGGCGAACGTTTTGCTATCACACAATCGGGCTGGGGCAGGACGTCTATGACAAGTTCGACAACCCCGTGAAAGTAAAGCCACCGTTCCCTGTTGACAAGTGGGGCAGACACTACGAAGAGTCCGGCGACACAATGCGTATTTACAGCGTCAATCCAGCAGACATTATGCTTGCCAAGGACGTGAATAAATGCGCGACTTGTTTTTGTTTGAATAGCGGAACGAGCCGATGGCATGCAGGTATGCGTTGTCTTATTGCAGAAGCGAGCGTCAACCCGAATCTCGGCGTTGTGTTAGAGTTCCGCAAGCAAGATATGACGAAAAAGTTGAACCAATTCAAGGGGATAAAATTCCGTTGGTTTGACCCAGACAAAGCAAGTTTCTTTCAATACACGTCGAAACACGCAGGGTGTTTTTGGTCGTACGAAAATCATGATTTGTTGCCGTGCTTTGACGGAGCAGTTGGTTACGGGAATGTCGTCCCCATATATGGGCACGATGGTGTTTGTAATGCACAGGCGGGGCGTCAAAAGAAACTGGCATACTTGGAGACGTTTATCAAACCAGAATACGCGTGGTATGACGGGGCTCATAAAGAGTTCCCGTTGGTAAACAACTATCAGAATTTTTCTGAATCAGAAATATCTGACAAGTGGAAAAAACAAATAAAAAGAGCAAACAATATGGCGGACGAATTGCGCGCGCTGATTGGCACAGATAAAGGAGACAAATAATGGCGTTGAAATTCAATGGCGTTGATGGTGGAGACGGTGGAGTGCGCTGGTACAATCCAGCAACTGGCGACGTCGTGCATAAAGAGTTATCTGAATATGGACTAGACCACACGTGTTCTGAGTTGGAGTTCTCACGCAAGGTTGTAAAGACCAAGCCGCGTGATATGATACTACACCCAGACCACGTTCCAGACCCAGATAACAAAGCCGCGTTCTGGATAAATGGATTCTGTTCGGACAAGGATTTGCGTATAACGTTTGCAACAGGTATGAAAGACAAGATTGTAATCAGTAAGAATCTCGTCGATTTTATGTTCTGTTCCACCAACCAGCCGTTCACGTCTTGTTATAGATTGGGCAATGGCGTGACGCGAAAACTAAAAATGTATAATGAAACGCCAGGGTATTTTATTGCATACATAACGCAAGAAGACGCGACATGTGCATTTGAAGGCACAGAGTACACGCATCCAAAAATGCAGGCGAGATGCTGGCTATTTCGTTCAGAAGATGGGCAACATTATATCGTCGGTCGTCCATATGGCAAAACAGGATATGAATTGCGTGAAACATTGCGACAATGGTTGCCGAACGGAACAGAAACCGGCTGGGAGTTGGGCGAGGGACAAAGACAAATCGTCGGGTATCAATACGATAACTTTAACGGCGAAGGTATTGCTATACACGATAAGTATGACAGAACGTTCAACAAGGATTGTCTATACAAAGACGATTTCAAGATAACATACATAGAGAAAAGCAAATGAAAACGTTGATTGAACTTTATATGCAACAATCATACGAGCCGGCCGGGGTTGGAAAAATCAGGGACATCGTCTGTGATTGCCTTGAACCCATCGGGTATGAATCAGTCGTTGATGCGTGTGGGAATATGTTTCTGACGCACAAAGACCGAGCGACAAACACGTTGTTGTGTGCGCATATGGATATGGTAAAGACGGGCAACCCGATTGCTATCGTTGGCAATATGAACGGAGTGCTGTTCGGGCTGGACAAAGACTATCAGAACACGTCGCTTGGCGCAGACGATAAGAACGGTGTATGGCTGTGCATAAAGGCAGCACTAACGTCTGGCAGACACCCATCAATATTGTTGGTGGCGCACGAAGAAGGCGCGCCGCATACTGTGGACGATTGGATTGCGAACAATGAAGAAGTGCTGGCGCAATACGATAATTGTTTGGTGCTAGACAGGGCACACGATACTGAGATAGTAATTGGCGGTTCGTCGAAAGAGTATTCGCACGTGCTGGGGGCACAATTCAAGACGATAAACCCAGACTGGGAATTTGCTAAGGGTGTTATGTGCGACGCAGATAGATTGATTGAAAAGATTCCGTCGATAAACTTATCAATAGGTTATTACGGTGGACACAGTCGCACAGAATACACAGATGTAGACGAGTTAAAGGGTGCACTTGTGGCGGTAAATAAATGGCTGACGGCAACAGACCGCAAGCGCAACACGATAAACTGGGAAGTAATAAAAGAACTAGAAAAATTTGAACACGGACAAAAAGGATACGGTTATGGCTTCTATAAATAAAATGATGAAGGCGTTCAACAGGGACGACCTGCTGGATTTCACGGGACAATACAAACAAAAGGGCTGGTGCTTTGATATTGTCGTCGGCAAATACAAGGGGCACAGCATCAGATTGACCAACGACCCAGAGAAATTGCTGGGTTGTGGGTTCAGGTTGCAGAGTTCGTATTCCCCGACTAGCGCATCATTCAAATACCTGCCGTCGTTTGTATTACAGGACTACATTGGTATGTTATACATCACGGACGGGACAAGATACAAACTAGATATGAACGGTATAGACTTTATTGCCCCGAATTATCTGGCTCGTGCATTTGTAATGATAACACCAGGTTCGCAGGACATCTTGTTCAAGATGCCAACGTATTCTGACAAAGAATACTATGATGCATTTGACGAGATTGAAGACAAGGGTTGGGGTTATGTATACGCATACACGAAAGCACCAGAGATCCATCTGGACGTTCTGGACTTGTACCAAGTGAAGCACAACACAGGATTTGCCAACGAGCACACTGCTATATGTGGCAGGCAATATCCGTGCAAGGAAAGTGTGTCTAGATTTCAATACACGAAATTCTATGGAGATATACAATGATAATATATTCAAACGGTGGGGCGCGTCCAGCGCAAGACGCATTGAAGAGTTTTATGGCAATGAAGAATCGACATGCCGTTGTAATAAGAGACGGCAAGGTCTATCACAAGCAGGGCGTGACGCAAGAATATCTGGACGCATTGGTCGCCAGCAAATATACGTATTGCCTGAGCGAAGGGTTCATTAGAAACGAGATAAAGATAAAGGAAGCGTGGAACCCGTCGTCGTTCTGTACCTCTGAACAAAACCAACATTGGGTAGGCGTCTGTGGAGATAAGATGCAACCGTTTGGTGAAGCGTTCGTCACAGAGAACGGCGTTGTATACAGCGATACAAAGTGGAAACCGCAACCGAAGTTAGCGTTGGTAACGGCGACCAGTCATGTGACGAATGTGTATCTAAGAGAAGTTTTGCAGTTATTGACGAATGAATACACAGGCGTGTCAGGTTGTTTCTGGGACGCAACAACCAAGGTGTGGCGGAACGGGTACTCAAAAATAGAGAGAGCACCGTACGGTTATGCCGGCAAGATTCGTATTGACAGAATTGGTGGCTGGCAAATTGTAGAAGCGGCGTTAGACGTTGACATGAACGACCTTATTGATGGTAGCACAAAGGGGAAGACGATGCGAAAGATAAAGAAATATGTTCTGGGCTACGTCAAAGAAATGAAAACTTCTGCGGCAAAAAGAGTAGGCTTTACGTACTTTGAGTCTGAATATTACAAGGCAGAACTACAAGGCGTGTATATCTTTTATAGCGCGTGTAAGATACTTATGCGCAACCAAAAGAAAATTTGTCGTGTCAACTTGACAAAGATACTAAGTGAGATAAAATACGAATGGAGCAACCTAAACCAGAATGTATCAAGACCAGAGGATTATTATGACGGGCACATTATAGAATTAGATAGTATGTTATGAAACCGAAACGCTGGAACCCCAGCGTCACGCCAGAGTTGAGCGGCTGGCGTCCGATGATGGTGATGCTCATAACAAAAACGAAAAGGAAACAAACATGTTTGATTTGAAGAACAAAGAAAAAGTATTAGCGTGCAAAGTGATTGAGCGTCAAGGCAAGTATATCTCTGACGAAATCGTCTCTTATAAAACAAAGGGAGACGTGAAAGTCGGTGATGTGTTTGCTGCGTATAAGAAATACGACGGGCTGGTCTTTGTGGAAGTTGTTAAAGTATATTCTATGGCAGAATACTCAGAAGAACGTGTTGGCTTAGGCAACACGGACACAATGTCCTACGCAATCCAGAAGGTTGATTTGGACAAGTATGCCAACGAAAAAGCAGCCCGTATCAAGGCACGTGATATTGAGGCTGCGGCCCGTGAACGTCTGGAAAAGGCAATGACCCTGAAAAAGATTGAAGACGCAATCAAAGTTCTGGGCAAAGACGACGCTAACGAGTTGAAGAAAATGTTCAAGTTCGCTGACGACCTGCGTAACAATCCGGAGTTGTTAGATGAATTGGACGCTGAATAATCCAATGGGCTGGTTGCACAAGTTGCGCCAGCCCAAACAACCAAACGAGGTATCTATGAAAGCAAAATGGAAACTGTTAGAAAACGGCGTTTATATTGGGAGAGTTGATTATGGAACTCAACAGATTTTTGCTACAGCACGCACATTGGACGGGCTGTATTTCAACATGAAGCAGAACCTGCGCAACCGAATTGGGCGTTGGGAGTCTTTTTCGTTGGACACAAATCCATCTAAGAGCATAACCGTTCCTGAAACAAAGTTGAAATCAATGTTGGGTTCGTTGCTGGGCAGAGAACGCGCCAGAAACAAAAAGATTTATGGTGTTGAATCTCCAGAAGACGAAGCAAAAAGATTGTTGGGTGGCGAAAAAGACGTTGATGCCGCCAGCGCAGTACAGACCGGAACCACAACGCCCACTATTGTTGACGCTCCGATTGTAAAAGAAATAGAACAAGCGGTGAGCGACAAGCCAATGCGGTGTGCTGAAACAAAGTACATCTCAAAGGTAGATGGAGACGTTGTAATCGTCTATGAGATTAAAGAGTGTGCAAGATACCCGCTTGTGTCAGGCGGCGCAATCTAGACAAGGGCGCATAAGCGGGGCGCGGGGGGCGCAAGCCCCCCCGCTTGATATTTTTTTACTTGCTTGAATTGACAAGGGGGTTTTTTATTATATGATATGAGTATCACATAATAAAAAGCAATCATACAAGGGGCGCGGGGCGCGCCTTGATAAAGGGAGGAAAGGGTGCAGTACGTAAACGTTGACGTAAAGAACAAGTCTCGCGGCCGCGACGTATTATCATTTGAGTCGGCGCAAGACGTGGTCAGAACCGGCAACACGGTTGGCTTTATTATGGAAGGCAACACGTATCTGCTGGACTTGGACGCCACAGTTCCAGAAGCAAAGTTCGTTGCTGACTACATCATTTCAAAATACCCTACAATCATTGCGTTCAAGACGCCGAAGGTTGGCGGCTATCATTTCTTGTTTCGTTCGCCAGCGGACATCAGGGCTGGCGTCGGATTCATGACGATATTCGGATTCCCGATGGACATAAAGAAGGCTCGTGGCCATGGAATATTGCCAGACAATTTCCCTGGCCGTCAGTATTACAACGGGTGTACAGACCTTGAAAGTTTTGATGCGCGAATGCGGGACTATGACGTGTTCATAACAGCGCAAGAATTGCGTGACCTGATTCCGTATTCAAAGAACGTTCGCGACCCAGTTGACCTGACTGCGTTGCCAGAAGGAACGCGCAATGATACAATATTCAAATGGCTATGCCGTTGGGCTCGGTTCCGTGGCGCAACAGAGTTGGAACAGTACGCCAGTGTCATATCAAAGATAGCGTCGTTTCCGCTGAAAGAAATACAGAACTCTATCAAGAGCATTGATAGATACGTTTCAGAAGGTGACGACCTGATAGACGAAGAAGAAGTTGAGGGACTGATAATGGGAAAAGACCTGTTGGAATTGTCTGTGAATATGTTGGACTACATTCGTCGGTCGGGTGTGTTGAAGTACGACATATGCACTGGCAATTATTTCACAACGTTGAAACTGGCGCACAGCCCGTCGCTGTCGCAGTTAGATATGTGGAATTATTTCCGTATCTATTTCAAAGACCACGCACGCTACTGGTTCAAGGATGCAAACGGTGAGACAAAGTTCAAGCCCGTCAATGATATAGACCTGCGTGGAATATTTGATTTTATATCAAAGCACGTGACATTCAACTCACGTCTGAAAGATTATGAGGCAATACCTGCGTGGGATAAGACGCCGCGTATCAAAACATTTATGCGTGACTTCTATGCCTGCGACGCCAACCCAAATTTCTTCCTGCTGTTTATGACAGCAATCGTCGGGAAAATGAAAGAGCCAGACAAATGCTATGTCCCGTTCTTCTTTGACTTGGTTGGCGCAAAGGGCACGGGCAAATCATTGTTGTTCCGTCGTCTACTGGGCAGCAAATACTACACAGTAATCACGCCATCACAGCGCGAGGACGACGTCTGTGTGAACATATATTCCAAGGGCGCAGTCATTGCTGTGGACGACGAATGTATCCTGACACAGGGTAAAGGTTTCAGCGTCTGGTCGGAAGACAAGTTGAAGAACTTCGTCACCCTGCCAGAAGACGTGTTCGCAAGAAAGTTTCAGAACGTGGAGTATCACCCTCGTGGATTTGTTCTGTGTAGAACTAGCAACTCTATCAAGACTGCAACTGACACAGACGAGCGGCGACAAATAATATTTGAGGCAGGACTTGCACCAAGGGATTGCCGCATACTGTCGTTGCCCGATTACTTTTTCCAACAGATGGTGGCAGAAGCCAAAGATTTCTACGAAAAGTTTGGTGTGTATAAACTGACGAAGTCTGACTGGGAATCGGTTGAGGCGCAACAGGTTGACTACATAGACGAAGACAACAAGTTTGTGTGCGACGTGAAAGATTTCTTAGCCGCTGCGTTTGAAGATGCAAAACAGCACGGAGAGCGTTGGTATTCCAAGAAGGCAGGCGGATTGTTTGTCACGTGGCAGCACTACAAGAACTGGTCTGAGTTCAAGAACGCGTATGCACAACCGATGAGCGGTGCGTTGTTCTGGAAGAATATGCGCATCATATCAAAGAAGGGACGCTACATTGACATACCTGTCAGACGTATATGTGTCGGGGGCAGGCCTCAACAGATAGCGTTTCTATTACCAGACGAATGGGATGAAGCGCAGAAGATGCAGAAGGACGCAGGTTTAGCACCAGCCAAACTTGATAAGTTTGGTGACGTGTTTGAAGGATTGGAGGCGTGATATGGGACCGCTGTCACCAGTTGTAGTATTGAAGGACGAATACACAGAGCAGGAACGTGAGTTTATCAAATACATGATGGAGAACGTGCCTGAGTTTGTGATACTCGACGAGAGAGATGAGCGCAATCGCATACTAGTTCCATTGGAATACGAGGCAAGGCGGTTGCAAGAAGAACTGTGTCCCGCGTCGGTGGGCGTTCAAAGTCAGCCAGTGATGCCAGGTAAAATAGAAATAAAGGAAACGAAATGAAAGTATTATCGTTGTTTGACGGAATTAGTTGTGGGAGGGTTGCCTTAGAACGGGCAGGCATACCGGTTGAAACATATTATGCGTCCGAAATAGACAAGTATACTATGACGGTAGCGCAAGCCATGTACCCAGACACAATACAAATTGGCGACGTGTGTAAGATAGATTTTACACAATATGTTGGCAAGGTTGATATGATTATCGGGGGCAGCCCGTGCCAAGATTTGAGCATTGCCAAGCAGAACCGACAAGGGCTACAAGGCGAACGGTCAAGATTGTTCTGGGAATACATCAAAGCATTGAAGATTGTCAAGCCAAAATACTTTCTGCTGGAAAACGTAGCCAGTATGAAAAACGAAGACAGAGATGCAATTACCGCAGTGTTGCGTGACATATACCCAGAAACAGAGTGCATTATGATAAACTCTGCATTGGTGTCAGCACAACAGAGAAAACGGTATTATTGGACAAACTGGCACGTGGAACAACCACAGGACAATGGCATATTGCTGAAAGATATTTTGGAAACGGCTTCGGTCGCGTATCAGGATAAAGCCCACTGCCTTGATGCAAACTATTATAAAGGCGCAAGTTTAGAACACGCTTTAACAAAGCATAAGCGAACGCAGGTACTTGTACCTATCGGTTCCGAACCAATGCGCATTGGCAAATTGGCTGGACGGGGCAACGGGCAAGCCAATCGTATCTATTCTGTCCGTGGCAAATCTATCTGCTTAAATGCAAACGGTGGTGGTGGCGGCGCAAAAACAGGATTATACAAGGCCGACCTTCCAGACGGCGATTACATAGTGCGCAAACTAACGCCAAGAGAGTGTTGCAGATTGCAGACCTATGACGAACGTTGCTTTGATGTGGCAAATATCAGCAACACACAGTGGTACAAAGCATTCGGCAATGGCTGGACTGTTGACGTAATAGCCCATATATTAAAACAAATAACAACGCCAGAACAAAAGGAGCAAACAAATGATTAAACAAATAAAACCAGATGCTGTACGGCCAAATATCTACGACTGTATGGACAAAATCAACGAACTTATTGATGCCGTCAATGCGTTGCAATCGCGTATAGATTCATGCGCACAGCCCGACCCATACTCCGAACCACGCAAGTGGATTGGAAAATTGTGTCGGTTTTGGGACGACGACAAAAGTAAGTCGGTTTATGGCGTCTTGTGTGGAATTTACAAAACCAAACATTATTCTTTTCAAAGAAATAAACACGAAGGTGTTTACGAATACTGCGAACCCATAACCGCAGACGATGAACTGATTTATAAAGGGAAATAAAAGGAAAACAAATGACATACGATTACATGATAAAAGAATTACTAGAAGAACTAAACGATGAAGACCGCAGAGCAATACTGAATAGACAGTATGGCGTCGGTGGCGTGCACTGGTGCTGTGGCGCTGGGAGATTCAATAACGTCTTTGATGTAGACGCCCGCAGTTTCTACCCCCACATCTTGTTGAACTACGACCTGTTGCCTAAGTGGATTGACGGAAAAAGATACAGAGAACTGCTGACCTATCGTCTTGCTGGCGATGACGACAAACGCTTGAAGATGGCACTGAACGTTCCGACAGGACAACTGCGCATGGCATCAGCCACACCCGAAGACAAAGAACGTGGGCTGGCTATGTGTATGATTGGGCAAGCGTTGATACTGTCGCTGAAAGAGAAACTGATAGACGCGGGCTGCAAGATTATACAGATAAACACAGATGGGATTATGTGTCTGGGCGGGCCATTCCGTTGGACTGTGCCAGATGCGGTTAAAGACTTCCAGTATTACAGTGGAATCCCGTTCAAGATAAAACACATCACCCAGTTGGTGCAGGCAGACGTGAACAACTACTACGCTGTATTTAAGGGCGGAACAGTGGTGTGCAAGGGGGCAAAATTCAAGGCACAAGGTGTAAAACTTTTACTTGACAACAGATAGAAGGTATGATATAAATGAGTTTGCCAAAGCGAAAGCCGCGGCTTTCTGGGGGATACGGTTTTTCATAAAGTCCTTTCCTTGGTATCCCCCACCACATAGGGGACGGGATTCCCTTTTCTTCCTACTCTCTCCACCCGTCCCCTACCTAGAAACAAAGAAACCATAAAGGAAACACAAATGAAAACGAACGTAAAATACAACAATGACACACACGAATATCTGCTAGATGGAAAGAAAGTTCCAAGCGTAACAGAACTGGCCAGTGAATACGCACGGCTGAATAAAGAGTGGCTGGCTGCACACCCAGAATACGCAGCCCGCGGGACAATAGTCCACGCAGAATTGGCAGAGTATCTGCAAGGGAACATAGCCAAGGACGATATGAAACAAGACCTGTCCTATGAGATTGCAGAACACATTGCGCCGAACAAGAACTTCAGTATTGAAACAATCGTTTATAATACAACTCACGGATACGTGGGAACTGCCGACATACTGGCAATCAAAGGAACAACTGTCTATCACGTCATTGATATAAAGACAGGCAGAAGTCGCAACAAGTTATACGAACAATGTCAGTTGTCGCTGTATGCATTGGCATTGCAAGATATGGGATACAACATAGACGACGCCAAACTGTCTGTGCTGTGTCCAGATGGTTATGTGCCATACACGTTGCTGTCATGGGAACAAATGCAACAACTGCAAGAAGGGGATTTGAATCCCGACCACGAACTGGTAGAAGACATCCAGCGCAAGATTGCTCGCATGAATATGTTGCGGGCATTTGCGGACGAGTATGAGAATTTGGTTGCTGAACTGCGCGCGCAATTAGCGGAACAGTTTGCGGCCAAGGACGCCACGACCTTTGTGTGCTCTGACTATCGCTTTACATATAGCAAGCCAAGCGTACGCAAGAGCGTGGATACAGCCGCCTTGAAGAAAGACGGGCTGTATGAAAAGTACACAAAAGAAACTGCGGTTGCAGGTTCTGTTAAAATAACAAAAAGGAAAAATGATGACGACAAATAAAAAACTATTACAGATAACAACGATGGGGTTGACCAGTGACCGAACCACAAAGGGATACGGCTACAAGTATGCGCCATTGAATGAGGTGGTTGCAATGCTGAAAGAACCGTTAGAGAAAGTTGGTCTTGGTTATTACTTTACACTGGACGGCTCAACAATTATGATAACAGTATCAGACATTGAGAGCGGTGAAGATGTAATGGAATCTGCGTTCCCAATTCTGGAGGCGCACACCAATCAGGACTTGGGCAAAGCGATAACCTATGGCAAACGTTACCTGCTGAAGACCGTGTTCAATATCTCAGAAGTTGATGACGTTGACGACGAAGACCTGAACAAAGAACTGGCTGCTGCTCGTGCAACTAAGACGAATCCTAAAGTGTTGAAGTCGCCAGGCGCGGCAAAGGCGCAAGACCCGTTCTTCGGATAACGAGGCGGCATCATGCCAGATATAACTATGTGCATGGGTGGCAACTGCCCGTTGAAAAAATAGTTGCAAGAGATTTGTGTCTAAGCCAGACCCGTATTGGCAATCGTATTTCACGAAAGTTCCATATGACAATGGCTGCGAACACTACTGGGATTGCGGCAACGCAATAAACAAGGCCGAACAATCGGCACAACAAAAAGGAAAACAAAATGGAAAAAGAAAAAGCAAGTAAAATTGGATTCGTAAACTTTGGCGACACTGGTATGTGGGGCAACTTGACTTGGGAAGACAAACGATTTTTGATTCGCAATGTCCGCCGCCACGGTGATTCTCGCACAATGGTGGGCGACGTCCAAATCGAAACCGGCAACACCTATCTGAACAAGGCTGGCAAACTGTGCAAAGAATACGCACGAGTTGGTGCAGTTGCGTTCACCAAAGATAGCGGCAAGGTTGTGCTGGACATCGATGGTAAAAAGACCACAGAAGCATTTGTGGTTTCCAAACACGATGGTGACCGCGGCGAATATTTGATGCTGACGTTCGAAGAACCAAATCCATACTTGAAGGATTTGATTGTTGACGAACCAGTACCTGAATTTACTGGCGAGAAAGAACCGGCCGGCATCGACGACGAAATCCCATTCTAATGGGAGGCACGTATGACTATCTCAGAAGTATTTGATGAGTATATCAAAGACCAAGGCGGGGACGCATATCTCCGCGCTTGGTTGCGTGCCAAACTTGCAGAGAACCCAGCGTTGGTGGACGACCTGCTGGTTGAAAAATTAAAGAAAGAAATACAGCAGGACGTTCGAACTACCAACAAAAGTGCAAAGAAGGCTCCCCCAAAGATATAAGGACGAGAGTGATGAATAGAATATTTGTAGACGATTGCTTTAATGTTATGAGCGAGATGGAAGACAAGTCAGTTGACTTTGTTCTGTCTGACATACCATACAATGAAGTGAACGGTAAAATAGAAGGCGGGTTCCAGCGGGTCAACCGCGGGGACGCAGACCGCGCGTACGATGGCACAGAGTTTGATGTCCGCAAGTACATACAGGAATGTATCCGTATTTGCAAGGGCAACATCATGATATTCTGTGGCTATAAGCAAGCCGGTATTCTGCGTGAAGAAATGCAGAAAGCCAAATGCCAAATGATTCGCTTGATTGTATGGGAAAAAACAAATGTATCGCCAATGAACGGCCAGTGGTTTTTCTTGAATAGCAATGAGTGGGCGGTTGCCTGTCGCCAGAAAGGCGCATACTTTAATGGCAAATGCGTGCATGCGACATTCTCGCATTCAACTCGGCCATTGAAATGGCACCCGACGGCAAAGCCTGTTGCGTTGATGCGCAAGTTTATAGAGATGTGCTGTCCGCCAGACGGCATTGTATTCGATGGTTGCGCTGGTTCTCTGAGCACGGCTGTGGCTGCGCACGAATCGGGGCGGAAATATATCTGCGCAGAGAACAATGCAGAGTATATAAAACAAGCACGGATTCATTGGGGCGAAAGATTAGGGGGCTATTGTGTGCGAACAAATAACGATTGAGTATCAATACCAGTGCACCCACGGACAAGACAAGGGGTTCTTACTGGCAGTAAGAAAAGTGTCAGGAGAGCAGACACCTGAGTTCGCCGAGTATCATAGACGAATCGACGTTTGTAGTGTACAACAACTGCCACCTGATGTTTACATTCAGTTGACGTTCTATGGAAATAAACTGATGCCGTTTTCAATTCTGGTTCCGTACTCAGAAGAAGCATACGCGCATTACAACGAGAACAAACACAAGGTGTTCGACATCGTTGTTGGAGATAACACTAACACGAAGGATGAGAAGAAATGAAACGCACAATAGTTATATGTTTACTGATGGCGGGGTGCAAGGCAACCGACCCAATAGACCCACAATACAGGGCTCTGGACAAGCAAATACAGGCGACCTATAAGACCCTACCAGCCGAATGCAAAACCGCGCCTGTGATGGCGCAAATTGCTGCTATTGAGCAACAGGCTATCGCATTCAAGGCGACATGCGATACATATGTGCAAGCCGAAAAAGAAAAGAACAAGGGGCTTCGTTGGAAACTTGGTTGTGCTGGCATAGGATACTTGCTGATTGCAACGTTCTTTTACATGAGGGAGAAAGGGAAATGGTCGTTCTAAGAAACTACCAACAAGAAGCCGTCGATAAGACAAGAGAAAAGTTGAAGACAGACCGATGCGCGCTTATTGCAACCTGCGTCGGCTCTGGCAAAAGCATTATTATCTCAACCCTAGTGCAGGACTACAACCGCGCGGTTATTGTACAACCAGCGCAGGAACTCGTGAAACAAAACCACGACAAACTGTCGGCCGCTGGGCTAGATTGCACTATGATTGACGGCGCACACAAGGGCGATTGGTCGGCACGCTACGTTTTTACCACACCGCAAACCCTGTCAAAGAATCTGGACAAGTTGCCAGAACCAGACGCGGTCTTCGCGGACGAAGCACACTACGGTTATGTAGGAAAAATGTGGCGCGGCATTCGCAAGCAGTGGAATGCCTGCAAACTAATTGGCCTTACCGCCACACCACGTTACTACAAGACACACACCACATATCAGGGTGGGTGGATGTGGAACGTAACTACATGTTGTTCCTTGTCCGCCGACATCTTCGGTGCGCCCGTGCTGGAAATAACACGCGAACAGTTGGAGCAACTGGGGTACGGCCGACATATCAATATGCAACACGTCGATGTGCCCCGCATCAGCGAAACCCACTTGTCCGACCCCGCCGTCTATGAACCACTAATCAAGGAACACCTAGACGCGCTTGGCGCATTACTAAATACGCTGGACAATGGCCTGATATACTGCGACAGCAAGTTGCACGCAACAACTATCGTCGAACAGTCTAAGGGCAAAATAGAATTGCTGCTCGGCACAACACCAAAGAAAGCCCGCGCGGCAATGATTGCTGGCTTCCTGTCTGGCGACGTAAAATTCATAGCCACTGTCGGCTGTGGAAAAATAGGGCTTGACTTACCAAACTTGTCAAGTATAATAATCCTAACAAATGTGTCTAACCCAGACCTGTTAGAGCAAATGATTGGCCGGTTAAATCGTGGTACATGCGACAAGACCTGCTATTATAATTCAAAAATAAATCTGAAACCAGCCGTCGTCGGGCACGAAGACTGGGCGCGGATTAAAAAAATCGGAGGAAAATATGAAACTAAAAGAAAAAAAGACCTTGCTTGGCTTTTTGACTGAAGGCCAAACCCAAGACGCGATTGAATATATCAAGGAATGTACTCGCGACACTTGCAACAAACGCGAAACCGCACAAGAACGTAACCTGCGCTGGGCTATGAGCAATAATCTGGCGATGGAAATATTAAATCTGGGCATCGGCGAATCCCGTATCGTGCGCTATGAACAAATCCACCGCAATACGCTGTCTTGTGTCATCGCATACGCTTATCGCGGTCGCAAATATAAATTGCTGAACATCGACGACGATACATATCTGGTTGCACGAGTGAAGTAATGAAACACCTTGAGGCTGATTTTCAAATCAAACTCGTGGCAGAATTGCGTAAGCATAAAATCGCTGTGTTCGCTGTTCGAAATGAACGCAACGAAGGTATGGCCGACGCAATCAGAAGCCAAAAGATGGGGCGCGCAAAAGGCGCCCCTGATTTAATCGCAGGAAAGAACGGCCAGACATACTGGCTGGAATTAAAAACAGATAAAGGACGACAGTCCCCCGAACAGAGGTGTTTCCAACTGTTGGCACCCGTGTTTGGGGCCAAGTATCTGGTCGTCCGAACAATGAACGACATAAAGGAATTACTAAATGATTGAACCAGTTGAATGTTGTCGGTGCCATTGCGCGCCCACTATCATAACCGCAGGCGGGCTGTGGTATACATACTGTCCTAAATGCTCTGGCGGAAATGTCTATAGCATATGCGGGCTGTCGAAAGACAAGGCCGTGGTACAATGGAATGACATCAATGAACACAGAAAAATGTTCCAGCCAGAAAAGAAACGGCGCAAGCAAAAGCCTGTCGCCAAACCAGATGTTGATTTGTCAACGATGGGCTCGCGTATCGAATATGTAGGGAAACAGCCCGGGCCGTCTTACATTGGACTTGGCTGGCTCAAGGGCGGAAAACTCTAAAGTATTTTACAGGCATTGTATCTAAATGACACCAACCAGGTGTTGATTCTGGGGCTTCCATTCGGAGGCCCTTTTCTTCCAGCAAATAATCATGTTCCAGAATCCATTCTTTTAACTCGCCCGTGGGGTCGGCAATGTCTATCGCCTTGCCTTGCACATGTGCGCTTCTGGGCGCGCCGCCAATCTGCTTGTTGTGTTCAGGTGAGCGGTACCCGCTATTGCAATAACAGACCGGCTCATAGCCCAGCGCATTTACCCGCAGACACAGGTCTTGCAGGTTGTGAATAACTGACTGCGGCACGTCTTCTCGCTTGTGTCCACCCGCTTTCAAAATTTCATCAACTGTAAAATACATTATCGCTCCCTTCCACCATTACGAATTGTGTTCAGACGCTTCCACTCTTTATATTCTTCCAGAGTCAGTGCGCCTTTCTCTTGATTGCAGCGTTTGCATACAATAATTATATTGCTTTCCTCTGTCTTCCCGCCACGGCTTTTTGGTATTACATGGTCTCTCGTCATTTCTTTGGGGCTCATCGGCTTCAAACAATACGGGCACACAATCGTCGCTTCCATGCTGTATAGGTTTCGCCAATCCATTTCTTCCCCCCTAATGTGAAATACCCACCAAGAAATCTAAATATCTTGCGCCCAACAGCGCGCCACAGAATATCAGGAACATTATCCAAGCCTTGGGTGACGCGAATATGTCGCGCATTAAATTGAATTTGGCGGCATCGCGGACGGCCTGCGTCAGGGATTCTTTGAACTCGGCGAACTCTTTCTTCGTGACCATGTTCTCTTTTACAGTGGCTACGTCTTTTTCAATAGCCGATATTCGCATAGCCGTCTCCCTATGTATGGCGTCGTTTTCTTCGCAAACCGAATACAGTTTTTTTATGTCTTTAAGCTGCGCCTCGGCCAGAGTGTTGATTGCAGGCGGCAACTTTTTGAACCCGCCTGCTTGCATCAATGCTTGATGAGCGTCTGAACTGTGGCACATTGTCTACCCCTTACACTTCTGCAACCCACTGTGTTGTGACCGTTCCGTCTTCAGCAACAGTTGCTTTCAATACATAATTCCCTGCTGTGGTTGGCGGTGTTGCTACAACCATCGTACCTGCTGTGGTTGGAACTGTAATCGCTGCATTATCTGCGCCCCCATTGATTGTTTTGACGTAAATACCGTCCCAAGGGCTTGGTCGCACACCCAGAAAAGCCTCGTTGTCACCAATATGATATAACGCCATACCGAACTTTTCCACTGATGAATCTATTTTTCCAATCCGTCCGTAGCCAAAAACGTAGGAATCATGTGAGATGCCTAAAGTAAAAGTATCACTATACGCGCCGAAACTCATGGAATATTCGCGTTGTATCGTTGAGCCAAGAACAATATTGTATTCGAACCTGCCCGCTTGTGTTATTCCGCTTTTCGGCAACCATTCCTGCTTGTTCAGCACACGGCAACCTGTAAAGCACAATCTGGTCAATGAACCGTCCGTAAATACGCACTTCGCAATTCTTACTGCGTTTGCTGCACGCCATACATTGCCAGTGTCATTGCTCTTGAACTTCCATTCTGTGCCATTCCACCACGCTAAATAACCTGTCTGGCCGTCTTCTGGTTCTGTGGTCTGCCAATACGTTTCTGTCGCTTCAATGACTGTGCCTGCTGCCAAGAATATTTCGCAGTCTGTCGTCGATGTCAAATCGTGTGTAATCACAGATGCATTTGTGGTCAAACCAGATACGCCTGGCACGTCCATGACCAACTGCGCTGGGATTATAATCTGATTTCCTGTGCCTTGTGTTGGCAGACCAGACGCTGTCTCGTCAACAATGCCATACTTGGAACAATAATCCCCTTCCAGACCGTTGTTATCTGTGCCAGAACCACCGCTGGGTGCGTCTTGCCATTCGCCGCCAGTGTCTGTCTTTGTATAAACCTGCCCTGTCGTCCCAGTTTTTGAATCTGGCAATTCACTGGTAACTGCTATGTCCCCGGACGTGCCGTCGCGCACGCTCAGTTCGGTGCTGTCCTTACACAGTTTTGCCGCGTATACCGCGTCAAGCGTGCTTCCAGTCGTGCCCACCTGACCAATGGTTTGCCCCACGCTCACAAACCCCGAAATCAGTGTTCGGTCAAACATGCGCCACATTTGTGCCCCGTCTTTACCAACGAAACTAATGCCTGAGTCCACCGCCGCAGTAATATCTTTTGCAGTAATGTCAGGAGAAACAGACAATGGGCTTGCCGTCGAGCCATCGCCGGACAACGTCGAATCGGTTTTTATTGTGACAGGGTTCTCTGCATCTGTCACCAAATACAATTCGTCTTCGTTGACAGTAGCATCAGCAAGTTGGGATTCTGTCAATTTGTTTATCTTTAACGCGTTCAGTTTTTTCGTTGTCGGCATGTGTTCCTCCGTTATAGGTCAAAATATATCGTTGCGTTGACTGCGCCAAACTTCGACGCGTACCCAGACAGCCCTTCAATCGTGCCTTGTATCGCTGCTGGAAAATGAATAGCGGTTAGGCCTGTGCAGTTTGCGAAGCACAGTGAACTTGTGCCGAATGCCCCAGGCAGCACAGTTGCCAGCGCCGGAAAATCTATGCGTGCTAAACTTGTGCATGAATCAAAAGTACCAGCCATTCCCCCTTCAAAAATAGTAGATAGTACAGGGAAATACGCATGCTCTAAGTTTGTGCATTTAGACAACGCTTGTTGCAACCCTTGATTTTCTATAGACTTAAGTTCTGGAAAACTTATACTTTTCATATCTCCACAACCAGCGAACCGATAAAAGAAAGAACGATATTTGGCAATTTTTACACTTTTTATAATAACGTTTCCGGTTATTGGAAACGCCGAATTATATTCGTCAAGTGTATACCCAGCGACTTCGTTGCTGCCAACTTGGATTGCTGGAACCACTATATTTGAACCTAATTGCATTCTTGCCATATTACCACTCCACTATGTATACAGTTGATTTTTCTCCCACCTGCTGGGTGGTTGCCTTCTCGTCCAACGCCGCCTGCAAATCTGTTTGGTTTGACAACGTTCCTGTAATGCTGCCCCATGTGCCACCACCCTGTGCCACTTCCGCCCAAGACGCTGTGGTGCCATCGGTCGTTAAAAACTTCCCCGCATTTCCAGTTTGCGCTGGCAATGCATCTATGTTTGCAATGTCCGCCTTTGTGGCTAACTGATTGCTGGCACTCGCGTCCGCTGGGACTTTCGCCTCAATCTCGTGCACTTGGTCTCCCAAGCCATCGACATCGTTACGCAATGTGTCAGTCACTGTAACATCTGCCTTGCGGGCCAACCCTGCAGCCATTTCTGTTGTCGTAGCATAATCGCCCTTAGGCTGATATGTTGCCGAAGCATGCGTCTTTGTTTCCATGTCGACAATGTCGGCCGGCTGAACTGCGGTCGCGCCTTTGGCCGCCCCAGCGCGGATTGTTGCCAGGTCTGGGATTGTGTCTTGCTTATCTGCCACAGCATCCAGCGCTGCGTTCGCCGTGCTTTCTGCCGCTTCGGCTTTTGTCTGTGCGGCTTCCGCGGTTGCCTTCGCTGC